GTATGTATTCTACAAAGAGACTGCAACAACTAACAACATTGCTGCTCAAACTGAAGGTTCAAACAAAGGTGAGAACAGTTACGCATTAAGCGAGGTTAAAGTGGTTAATGATTACATCGCTGGTTTCTCTACATTCTCAAAACAAATGGCTAGAAGTTTGCCTTTTTTAAGCACAACTTTACCAAGAATGTTGACTAGAGATTTCTTTAAAGCTGAAAACTCTGCTTTCTTTGCAACTGTATCTGCTGCTGCAACAGGTTCTACAACAACTGCTGAAACTGTTGATTTAAAGCAATTAGTTGACTACATCGGCAACCAAAAGAGTGCAAACTTTGTATCTTCAGTTGCTTTAGTAAGCCCTGCACAATTAGGTCGCTTATTGAAAGAAACAATTACTGCTGGTTACTACGCTGGTAATGGTTCAGTTATCGTTTCACCAAATGGTGGTATGACAATATGGGGAACTCCTATTATTGCTGCATCTTGGGTTACTGATGACAAGGTTTTAATTATGGATAGTAATTTCTGCGAGCGTGTTGAAGTTGAAGGATTAGCTATTGAATTCTCTTATGAGAACGCATCTAATTTCCAACAAAATATGGTTACTGCGAGAATTGAGTGTTATGAAGATATTAACTTGATGCAACCAACTTCNGCAATCTATGCTGATTTGGGTAANGTTTAATTTAATCTAACATAGATAATAAAGACCCCTTACATTTAGTAGGGGGTTTTTTATTATATTTATTGTAAATTTGTAAAAAAGATGTATGNCATATAATAATTTTATCATTGATTTTACTTTGACCGACATAGGTACAGTTGTTGAACCTGTTACATTAGCAGANGCAAAATTGTATTGTAGGGTTACTACAAATGTTGANGATAACCAAATTTCCTTAATGATTAAACAAGCAAGGGAAGCGGTTGAAGTAGGTACAGGATTGAGTTTAATAGCAAAGACTGCGGTTGTATGGTTTACAAATTGGGATGGACACTTCCATTTGCCTTATGGTCCGATGAGTAGTTTTACATCTTTAATAGACCAAAACGGAGANACTATTGTTGCTGCTGATTACACNTTAGTNGGTGGTAAGTTCCCACAATTACAAAGACCNCAATTTGAAAACCTAAAGGCTACTTATGTGGTAGGTTACGCAACCATTCCGAACGATTTAAAAATTGCTATTTTAGACCAAGTNAGTTACGATTACGAAAATAGAGGATTGGATAGTGATACAGGTATTTGTGAAAAGACTTGGAAAGCNTGTCAACGCTGGACAAGAATAAGCCCAATATTATGAGGATAGGAAGCAAAAAGGCAAACTATGTTGATGCCAACACAATGTACTCGGAAATAGGCTTNTATGTGCCTACAATCACCGCTGATGGGCAAGGTGGCTACACAACTACCTATGCCTTACAAGAAACAGTATTTGGGGATTTTAGACCTATGGATGAGAATAGGGCATTGTTAGAATTGCAATTGAGTTTTACTCGTTCTGCTAAAGTATTTATAAGGTACGATGTAACGATTAACAATATGTATAAAATAGAGGCTGAAGGGGAAATGTACACAATCCATTCAATTAAGGATGTAGAGAATCAATTTAGATTTTACGAAATATTAATGTACCACTAATGGCATTTGCAGTAAGTTTAGGTGGGATGAAAGAACTTGAAGGCAAGTTAAATAAATTAACTACTGCATTAAAAGTTGATGTAAGTGATGAAATAAACGCATCTGCACTAAAAATAGAGAATCAAGCCAAAAGATTAGCACCTGTAAACTTTGGTCAATTAAGAAATTCAATAGCACTTACAAAGGATGGTGAGTTGACATATTCGGTTGCTGCTAATGCTTCTTATTCGGCTTATGTTGAATTTGGCACTGGACCACAAGTAAATGTACCTGCTGATTTCAAATCTTATGCCCAGCAATTTAAAGGTAAAAGCGGAGGCAAGTTTAAAGATATGGTTGAAGCATTAACTTTGTGGGTAAAGCGTAAAGGAGTTGGTAATGGTAAAAATGATAAAGGTTTGGCTTATGTAATAGCTTTAAGCATATTAAGAAAAGGTATGCGACCACAACCATTTTTAGTTCCAGCTTACGAAATGGAAAAACCTAAACTTATACAAAGACTAAATAAATTATTAAATGCTTAATCCTAATATAGAAATAAAGAAGTGGTTTTATACCAACTTGACAAGTTCAAGTACATTGCCTGTTTACGATGGAATAGCACCTGATTCTGCAACTGATGAATATGTAATTATGACAGGCAGAACATCCGCACAAGAACAAGGAAAAATCAGTTATACCAACTCCGTTACTATGGATGTTGACATTGTCATAAAAAATAGTAACTTTGGATATAAAAGAGCCGAAACAATAAGCGATTTAATACTAAATGCAATCAATTCCGACACGAATATAACCCTAGCAAATGGGTTTTATGCTTCAAGTTTGGTAGTAGGTGCAATTAGAAATTTAGATGGTTTAAACCCTTTGGATAACGTATTTAGAACAATAATAACTTACAATTTAATAATAACTCAAAATTAAAATAAAATGGCAGAAACTAAAGTATCAGCAAGGGATTATCTCCTTTTAGCAGATTTAGCTGGAGGTACAACTTTTTTACCTGTGGCTTGTTTAACGACAAACTCATTGACATCAACTAACGACACGATTGATGCAACTTCAAAGTGTGGTAATGAATACACACCAAGTCCTGTATTTTCACAATCTTTTGAGTGTGAAGGATTCGCAATTGATGAAACAGGAAGTCCAAGTAAGGATTCTTACCAACAATTGTACACAGCACACGCTGCTAAAACTATTTTTACTATTAAAATGGGTAAAGCAACTCCAACTTCAGGTGATGTATATTATGGTGGACTTTCTACAAGCACTGTATTTATAAGTGATTTTGGAGTACAGGCAGATGATGGCGATGATGTGAAATTTACTGCAACTTTTGTAGTATGTGTTCCACCAATTGCACAAACTGAACAAGCGTAAAACAACAACTAAACTATGTTTGAATTAAGACTGAACAACAACAAAACAATCCCTTTGAAGTGGGGTACTTGGGCGATGAAAAGATTTTGCGAATTAGAGAATAAATCTCTTTTAGACTTAATCAATATTTTATCAAGTGGGGCTTTTGAATTAGGAACAATTGTGCATATAATCCAAGCATCTGCCGAAAGCGGATGTAAGACACTAAATCAACCAATTGAATTTAACGATGTTATCGTTTGTGATTGGATTGATGAGGTTGGTGGGTTATCTGCAAAAGATGGTCAGCTAATAGATTTTATTAAATTTATGCAGACTTCAATGATTCCTGAAACAAAAGAAAATGCCGAAGTAACCAAAGAGAAAGGAAAAAAAAAATAGGAATATATAGCTGGGATTCAATAATTATTCTCGCAATAGAAGTTGGCTTGACAATTAATGAGTTTTGGCAACTTACTTGGCGAGAATTTTTATTATATAAAAAGGCTTATGAGAATCAGCAGATAAAGGAATGGGAAAGGACAAGAACTTTAGCTTATATGATTTATAGGTCAAATTCAACGGATAAAAATCCGAAAAGTATAAAGTCCTTTTTCCCTTTGCCTAGTGATGAAGTNGAAGANGAAAAGCCTAAACTAACGCANGAGCAACTAGCAAGGACATTAAAGTTGTACGGAGTAAAATAATAAAATGGCACAAGAAACATTAAAAATTACGATAACCGCTGACAATAAACAAGCGGTTCAAAATATACAGGAAACTGTTACTGCCACATCACAACTAGGTACTGCTTTTAAAAAAATGCCAAATGCAAGTGGACAAGCAACAATGGCTTTGTCAAACTTGTCAAGAGTTGCTCAAGATGCTCCATACGGATTTATGGGTATTGCGAACAACATTAACCCATTATTAGAATCATTCCAAAGGTTACAATCTTCAAGTGGCAGCACAGGAGCAGCATTGAAGGCAATGGGTTCTGCATTAATAGGACCAGCAGGTATTGGTTTGGCAGTTGGTGTTGTTTCATCTTTAATTGTTTCTTTTGGTGATGAGATTATTAATTTTGTAAGCCAAACATCTTCAGCAGATGTAGCATTGTCAAAGTTTAATACAACAATGTCAAAAGGTGTTGGTGAGGCTCAAGCAGAGATTGATAAACTTGTTATTTTAAATGAAATTGTTGATGACACTACAAGAAGCACAACTGAAAGAGAAAGGGCATTAGACCAATTAAAGAATACATATAAGGGTAATTTAGAATTACAAGCATTAGACATTCAGGATGGTGCTAAATTAAAAATAGTTATTGATAGTATTGCTGAATCGTTAAAGCGAAAGGCAATGGCTCAAGCATTTGCAACAGTAATAGCAGAAGAGGAAGCAAAGAAAGTAAGATTGCAGATTCAAAGTTTTGAGGAAATGCGAGGTAGTGTTGGCGGTGTTACAAAAGCATATGAATTTGTAAAGGCTGCGATAATGGGTGCTGGTTCTGCTATGTCAATTGTTGATTTAAATACAACATTAGCAAACAAAGCATTAAGTCAAAATTCTCAATCTATTAAAGATGTAGATGCAAATTTACTTCAATTAAATATAAAATATAAATCGGTAATAAGCGACCAAATAAAGTTTAATGATACTACTAATTTATCAACAAGTGCATTAAAGAAACAAACCGAAGCATTTGGTGCTTTATTAGCTTTAAGAAAATTATCTGCTCAAGAAATTGGACCAATTATTCCATTAGAAAGAAAAGCACCTCCTGTTGCACCACAAGCACCACAAAGACTTTTGGGTCGTGGTCCATCACAAGCACTTATAGAAGCAGATGCAATAAACAAGGCTGCAAGTGAACAAAAGAAGTTTAATTATTTATTAAATGAGGCTGAAACAACATCAAGATATATTGCAGAGGGAGTTGGTAGTATATTTCAAGCAATGGTGCAAGGAGAAAGTCTTGGAGATGCAGTTTTAAATGTGTTTAAGAATATGACACTACAACTTGCACAAATGGTTATTCAGGCTTTAATATTTAAGGGTATTATGACTGCATTAGGGATGGGCGGTCCAGTTGGAAGCACAAGTGATTTAACAGGTGGTTTATTAGGTGGATTAGGTAAGTTATTAGGATTTACTCCAATGGCTGAAGGTGGAATAGTAAGCAAACCAACATTTGCAATGGTAGGTGAAGGTGGAGAAAGCGAAGCAGTTATGCCTTTGTCTAAATTAGATAGCATATTAAGTAGTGCATTTACAAGTGGTGCTAATTCAGGCGGTGGAATGTCAAGCGGAGGTTCATTTGTATTAAGAGGCAATGATTTGGTTTTAGCAATGCAAAGGTCTAATTCATCATTAAACTTAAGAAGAGGTGGCATATAACTTAAAATACCAAATAATTGCTGCAACTAAAAACAATGAAGTTGCGGTTGTAGAAATGTATATTGATGAAGTAGTTGCTGCGGTAATTGAATATCCTGCAACTGCAATTCAGTTACAATACATCCCAAGAAGTGATGATATTTACGAACCTATTTATGCAAGTCAGTTAAATGTTAGTATTGATGTAACGGATGATGATGATAATATGCCTGACTTTACAACATTGAACGATAGAAAATATTTAGTTAAGTTATTTATAGATAGTGTTATTTATTGGCAAGGATGGGTTTTAAGTGATTTGGTACAATACTCATTTACCACAGGTAGAAAAGAATTATCTTTTAATGCTATTGATGGACTTGGAATGTTAGATTATATTCCATTTACTTATGTTGAAACTAATGTAGCAGGTAACACAAAATTAAGCCCACAAACCACACTTTATTTTTTATAT